TACTTTGGTGTTTTTACCAGAAGTAATAGTAGGATAAACAGATGCAAAGAACGAGTCTGCAACATGGTTTGGAACGAATGCAAATTCGTCGAGGAAGAGGATATTGAATGACATGCCTCGGACAGCACTTGCAGACGTAGAAGCTGCCAATATCTTACTGCCATTCTCTAACTCCATAGATCCTTTGTTCCAGGATATAATACCCTGTTGCATCCATTTAGGCAAGTTCTCGTATGCAGTCTGTAATCTACTGAGAAGTTCCCTTGCGGTTGCTGCCTTGTTTGCTAGGATGCCAATATTAACACTATCGTTAAAAACAGCGTAATGTAGAAGGTAAGATATTACAGTAGTAGACTTACCAGTCTGTCTTGGCATCTTGCAAATATTGAATCTATTTTCATGAAAGTTGTTGATTAATTTTTCCTGAAAATGATATGGATGAAATTGTGTAAGACCCTCGTCAAGAGAAACAATTTTAATATAATTGTTTGCAAAATAAACAGGGTCTTCCTTACACTTGACAAATTCAATGATTTGCTCTTCGCTAAATTCGACCGCCGTATTTGCTTTTTTTAGATTGGGATTACCAAGATACTGTTCACTCATAATAAAAACCTAATTCAACATCTCCAACGTTTACGTGCCTTACAGATTTTCTTATCTGGTGTCTTAGAACAATCAATGTTGTGCATATCTTTTTGACCCTTAGATCTGGCACAGAAAGACTTACGTCTCTTTTTGTCTTTACCTTTAGGATTTTTGCCAGTTACCGCAGTCTGTAACTTTGAACCTGGATTTTCACTTTTATAAGCATTGACAGATTTTTGACTCATACCATCAACACCATCTTTGCGGTTCGACTTCTGCCAGTCTTCACTCACTACTTTTTTTTCAGTAGGTCTCAATTTAGCAGCTGTTTTTAATGCATTAATCAATTCTCGTCCGGTAAAAGATTTTTTTCTAATCTTGTCCATAGCAGAATCATATTTCCCATATTCAGGAATTGCTTCTTGAATTTCAACTTCTTCTTTCTTTACGCAGTTTGGATACCTCTTTCCAAACATAGTCTTCATGCCTTTTTTGGTATATCCTTTCCAACACTTCTCATTAATATTTTCTTCAGAAATACCTGCTTTGTCTAATTCTTTAGCGATATTCTTTACATCTGATGGTATATCTTTTTTCTCATCAAGCATATCACTACCAAGACCTTGAGTTGGTTGAAGTGGTTCGTTAGAAATCAAATCTACCGATTCTACTTCAGTTGCCTGGAAATCATCTCTCCAGTTGGAGAACTCATAACTTTCGTTTTTGGTCTTGTTACCCCAATTCTTAGCACCAACTTTACGGCACTTCACTAGAGCGCCTGATGCATATGCACTTGGCCAGACAGAATAACGGGACTTGACTTTATGGTAGCAGGCATCTTTCTTACCCTCATCTACTATCTCAGTTTCTTCAGGTAAAGGTTCATCTGCATAAATTTTTCTACCCGCTTTTTTACTTGCTCTCCTATAGCGATTCATATCCTCAGTTTCTGCCTTATTGAAAGACACGGGTTTGCCTTTACGGTCTAGAATGGGTTTGCCATTGATTGATGGATTGGAGTATCCAATATTTCCTTCATCAACTAATCCACCTTCTGGTTGATATGAATTTTTCATCATAACTCCACGCATATTCATATTTTGATCCGCACCTTTCATTCCTGATTGTCTCATCGCATCTCTGAGACGATCATATCTGGTTTGTATTTTATCTGAAGTATTAATAGTCTTATTCATCAAACCAGAAGTTCCTGTCATCTTACCAATATCTCTAGCATTTTGTTGTGCTTGTTGAAGGGATGATGGTTTTGATGTTGAATTAGATAATGGTTTAGTTTTTGTCGTACCATCAAGCATCTTATCTACTTTTGGTTTAACAAACTTTTTAATAAGGTATGGTGCAGCAAGAGCAGCAGCACCTGCTGCATATACTAATGGAGCGACCTCATCTAGTTGATTTAAGTCTTGTTTCCAGTTTGAGTAAGATGCTGATACCATGTTTGCTTTACCTGTCCTATTTGCGTTTGGATCTTCTCTACGTTTCTTTGCTGCTCTTCTGCTTCTCTCTTTCTTGCTCATGTTGGCTCGATCATCAGCATCACGGCAAAATGGTTTAGTTTTTTGTCCTGGTTGTTTGGCACATGGTTTTCCATCGTACTTACCACCTGCTTGAACCCAACCACCACCTTTGAACCAATCTTTAAGAGAATAACCTTTATCTTTAGCAGATTTACCATCACGTTTTTCTGCAATAGTTTCCTCATTAGTTACATAATCTGCTGCAGTGTCAATATAATCTGCTGCCTTGGTAATTTTTGATTGAACCCACGCCTTAAGTTCACCTTCGCCCTTTTTACCCATTTTCTTTTCAAGACGGGAAGCAGCGTTCTTAATAGTTTTGAGTTCTGAACGAGCCATGGAATACTCGTGATCTTTCTTCTCTTCGTTCACTTTCTTCCTACCCCTACAATGGGATTTCTGAGAGAATCCTTTTGGATTGTCACAATCGATGGATTTTTTGTACTTTGCACTCCATTCTTCAGAGACGCCACCTCCGCCGCTTTCACCACCTCCATCAGAAGAGGAGCCATCCCCGTTTCCATTGCCATTTGAGTGATTTCCATTTCCATTTCCTCCATTACCATTATTTTTTGTTTCTTCATCAGAATCATCACCTTTTTCCTTACGAAGCCAACCACCCATACCAACAAAATATCCCATAGGAATTTTTTTACACTTACTAGAAGCATAACAATAATAATATCCTCTTTTGCAGGATTTCTTTGCCATTATTTGGAGATATCTTCTGTATTATTTAGAAAACCTTGCTTCAGTAGTTTGGATAACTCACTTGTTGATCCGACAAACAAAGCATTATTTGTAACATTATTTGGACCTTTCTTAATATTATCTTCTTCTAGATCTTTTAACTTCTTTTGTAGATCTGCTAACTTATCAGTAGTATCTGCAACTGATTTAATTAATTGACCAGCAACTTCATATGCTCTAGGACTTGCACTTTCACCTGCAAGTTCCATAATACCATTTATTGCTTCTTGACCTTTCTCAATTAATGAATATAAGTTTGCTCTTGTGTACTCATAGTCTTTTTTAATATCATCCTTTTCCACCTTAGGAGGAACAGGTTTCATTGGTTTAGATTCAACAATGCTACTTTCAATATCAAGTGCGTTGTCAATGGATTCATAATTATCACTCATAATTATTAGATGTCAGTTTGTCTTGAGGGAGAGTAATTTTTAGAATCGGCAAAGAACTCCCATTCTTCATCGAAACCAAAGTTATCTCCAGGTTGGAGAAGTTTGTGATCTGCTTCATTAATAACACCATCATTATTTTTGTCCTCTTTAGCAGTTGGTGTGACTGTATATCTCATCTCACGCTTAGCGGTCTTAATATCTGTACTTGTGTACATATCAACCTGAACCTTACGGATAAGACCATCACTACTATCAGCAATGGGACCAAACAGATAAGTTTTTGCTGTAAATTGTAGTGTGTATATTAAAGATCTTCTTGTATCAAAGTTTCCTTCATAATCATCTTGAAAACCTATAGATTCAAGAATAATTGGAATATCTCTTTTTTCTCCAATTGAATCAATTAAATCTACAGTTAAATTAAAATGTGGTTGGAAATATGGTAAAATTTGTTCTACAATTTGTAGAGCATCATCATTTAATTTTGAAAGAATATTAAGTTCAAATCCAATATTATATGGTACAGGCATAAAAACTTTTTTTGCTCTACCACCATCATCACAAGTTTTATATGTTTGAACTAAACTTGATTTTCTAGTAGAATCGTATTGTATTGATGTCATCTCAAATGACATTCTTGGCATTGTAATCTGAACTGCTTTATTCAGATCTGCTTGTTGTGTTATTCTTGCCAAAAACTTTTGGCTAGGTCCATATGCGAGAGGAACTTTTATATCACTAGCATCAATACCAGAACCATCCGTATGCCTGATATGGATATCGTTAAATAATGTTCCAAACGATATAATCGTTTTTCTAATTATTTCATGATAATAATATGAACCTAACATTAATATGTACCAAATGGATTGGATTCTGTGAAGTCTAAGATATCGTCTGCTGCAGATTCAAACTCATCGTTCTCGGTATATTTATCATAGGTATCATCCTCTGTATAAATCTTAACTGGATATGATGCACCAGAGTCCTCACCAACCACGTTTTCTCCAGGATAGAATGTAGGTCTAGTAATACCTATGCCAACATTTGCAATCTTCAGAGTAAAGTTATCTTGATCCCACTCTTTAACCCTTGCCTGTAATCCAGATTTAGAACCAATAATAATTTCATTAAACAAATATGTTCCTCCAAAACCAACATATGATGTTCCAACACCAGATATTATTTCTGGATCCGCAATAGTAACTTCTGGAGAAGAACTATACCCTCTTCCTGGATCTTGGATGTAAATGGATTTAACTACAATATTAGATCCTACATTACCAATAGATGCAATACCAACTGCTGTATGAGCAATACCACTTGATGGTGGACCTGCAACAGTAACAATTGGAACAGTCCCATAACCAACACCACCATCAGTAACAGTAAATCTAATTACACCTTGACCACTAGTTATGATAGAAGCAGTTGCAGCTGCTCCAACACCACCGCCACCAGTTATTGTGATTGTTGGTGGAGTTGTATATCCGGCACCAGAATTTGTAACAGAAATTCTATCAACAGAAGTAACATCACCACTAGTTTTTAAAAAACTTTCTGCAGTAGGTACATCACCAATTTGACCTGTTGGTGATGGACTAAATGTGATGGTAGGGGGAGAAGTATATCCACCTCCACCATCATTAAGGAATATCTGTTTTATGTAACCACTTGTTACAGATCCATTAATACTTGCTATGGCAGTAGCAGTTTTGCCAACACCAATCAATTGCAACGTTGTGATATATCCTTCATCTTGAACTTGTGTATCAATACCTTCGATACTTGTATCGATAACTTCATTTTCGTATTCAAAGAGTTCACATTTTAGTTGATAAACATAATTTTTTCCTAACTGAAAAAAGGGATCTTCATGTTCAACAAATTTTACTTCAAATAATCTTTGACCTAAGGGAAAATATATTAAGTCTCCTTCTCTAGGACGAGTTGGAGTAGGCATAATGGAAGTATCTGTACCATCATCCTGACCTGCCATAAATGGCGCAATAAAATCTTCAAATCTTTCTTTAGAAACTGTAAGAATTAATTCATCTCTAATACTTACACCAAACTTTGTTAGGATATCTCCTGCTCCACCATATCCCTCAAACGTATTAACATATGCTTCAATCGCAAAATTATCATCAAATTTTGATGTTTGGACCTCATCAATAATCGTTTTTACATTTACATATTTTCTTGGTATATAAGTTACTTCAACACCATGAAACGACAGGTGTTCATTAATTATATCTTGGACTAATCTTTGTTCAGATGCAGTCCCTTGTAGAAAAAACGGATTAAGTGCCATTATCCAATAAAGTCGAGAGGTGGAAGTTCATATTCCATAGACATCCTTGATTTGATTTCTGCAAGTTCTTGATCTGCTTGTTGTAGGATTTCTCCACCATTAAGTTCAATTCCTCCAGGAAGTTTAACTCCTCTAAACTTGCTGAGATTTCTACCCCACTGACGTTTAATCAAAGCAGTCAAATATCTTTTTAAGAAACTATCGTTATAGATCTTTGTAAATGATTCTGGATCTAATGCCCTATAACATTCAATAACCATAAAACTATCCACATTTTGTGAACCCCAATCAATATCAAGATATAATCTATTTTGTCTCTTATTAAATCTTACTTGTTTATCTGGCGTTAGTAAAAAGTCAATATCTTCAAGATATGATTTTACCATCGCATATTGTAACAACTCAACAGAATTGAAATAATACAGATCGTTTAAAAATAATTGATATTTAATACTGAACATTCCACCAGAAATGGAACTAGTATCAAATTTAAAAATCTTTTCAATACCAATTACTGAATCAGGAACTTGAATGTAATTGGAATTTTCATAAAAATTAAATGTTGATGCTGCAACTCCAACGGATGTTGCAGTTGTAGTTACAATGCCTACTCCTCCAGTAGGATTAACTGTTTTATCACCAGAAGATTGTGCGCCTATTCCTCTATCAATATCTTCTTGAGTAATCTTATACTTGAGATACATCTTTTCAACACCGTCAAAATGACGTTCATTGAAATATTGAATTGCATCATCAACTAGATCATCAATTTGATCATCGTCCACGTTGATTTCCAACACTGGAGCACCAAGTTGACGTAAACAGTAATCTATAAGTCCTTGCTTAGTTGATGGTTTTGCCATATTACTTTTCTAATTTTGCTTTGAGGTCAGCGTTTTCTTCTAGCAAAGTATCCATCTGCTCCTGAAAATCTTGAGTTAAAGTTGCTAACTTTGCCTCAAGAAGAATATTTTGATTTGATACTGCTGCTAATTTAGAATTATAAATCTTGATAAGAACGTTGACATCCACTTCACTTTGATTTTCCATTAATTACCTCAGAAAATTCCCCCATCAAGTGTTGAAGTCCAGTGGGGCTTATTAGTATATATGGGGGTAACAGTATTAGGAGTTGAGGCAAGATTTGATACTACTCCATTCTGACCTTCTCTTCTGAGATTTTGTCCTGTTTGGAAACCACCACCTTCTACACCAATCAAACTCACAGTTGTTGAACCAGAAACACCAGTCTCAACAACACCATATGCATTTGAAGTATCTTGTCTGATAATATCACCAGCAGATACTGTAATTGCAACTGATAACACTAAAGTTTCTTTTGTAATAGCAGTCAGAATCTGTTTAGAAGTAGTGACTGGAGATGCAACTGCATTAGTAGATCTCTGAAGACCAGTGCTATCAAAGTATGTAACACCACCAGTCGCGTAATCACCAGACTGATAGTAAATACCCTTAACATCAAGGAAACCTTTAGTTCCTGATACAACACTATTTGCAATAGCAGCATCGGGAACATATACCCATCTTCTACTATCATCAGCATGAGTTCCGTGATTATTTAATCCAGCAGTACTGGTGGCAATGGAGTCATCCTCCATACCAAAGAAACCACTTTTATTATTTGATACTCCAGAACTAGTATTAAATGTGAAAGAAATACCTCTATCAGTATTACTATCGTAAGCATGAGTAATTGTTACTTGCTCAGTTGTTGAAATACCAGAAGTACTACTTGCTGACATTGTGACAACTTTAGTTCCCGTATTATAAGAGGAAACTGTTGTTGCATTGGGAATGTTAGCATGTGCAATAACATCACCAGTGTTAATGCCAACAATCGAATCTAAAGTAATTACATTAGTTCCACTTGTATGAGTTGCCATCACCGTTCTGGTGCTGGTTACATCACCAAGATGCATAATAGGATCATTTAATGTAGAACTTGTAGAATTAATGGTAGTAGTTGTACCATCAACTTGCAAGTCTCCCTTAATAATAACAGAACCTTCATTACTTAATCCATCGGGATATGGATCAATGAAAATAGTATTATTACTACCTGTAACACTGGAAATAATATTATCATCAATTTTGATTAAACCGAGTTGTGAAGTACCGGTAACCGCAATATTTTCACCAATATTTACATTTTTTTCAATACCAACGCCACCTTCTACAATCAGTGCGCCAGTATCTTTATCAGAAGAATTTGTATCAACATTAATTCGGAGATCTGCACCAGTATAAGTTAACTGATTAACTCCGTCTTCATCATATTCAAATTTTGCATCTTTATCATCACCAAATGATAGGAAAGTATCATCTGGGATATGAATTTCACCCGAACCGTGAGGATCTAATTTAATATCTCCATCAGTATCAGTTGATGAAATTATATTTCCATCAATTCTAATATTATCTACATTCCATTGATCAACCTTAAGTGATTCTGCACCACTCAATCCAGAGTTAGTTGCTGGTGCCATAATGGCAACAACACCTCTATCTTGGTTTCTTCCGTTATGAGAAGCAACTGGAATATTTCCAGGAGTATGCTCCATCATTGAGGTGTAATAGAAACCACCTACAGGATTGGAGTTAGTACCATCATCGCCAAGAAATATTCTATCCTTGTATTGATTTACTCCTCCGTAACTACCAATACCAGTTACGTATCCAAGTTCACCCCATTGTAAACTGGCTGGTTTGCTAGTACCTGAGGATCTTTTAATCCTAATAATACTTGCCATGTCAGAAATTTCCTCCGTTGATGTCTAAATTCTGCGTTGCACCTGGTGTGAGCTCCAAAGTTGCTTCCCACTTTTTAATAGCACTGTTATAAACCAGTACCATACCATTCTGCAAGTTAGAAGCACTAACATCACTGAGTTCTGCCAAAGAGAGACCTTGAGCACCAGCAAGAGAAGATATTACTTTTACTGCTGGTTGTTGACCTACTCTGACTTTGATTTCAGCCATTTATATACAGTTCAGGATGTAAGAATATTTATATTCCTTCAAGTCCCAATACAGAAACAACTTCTTGTTGCTTTAAATAAAGTTTTGCATAAGACTTTGTAATGTCTTTTAACATAGCAATAGAATCGCATTCATCAATTTCATTTGCTAATTTTTGATATGCAAATTGTTTAGAAAGTGATTCAAGTTTGATGTCATCTGGGTCCATTAGTAATCTCCTTGAGTAAAGATTTGATTTCTGCAATATCTTTCTTAAGTGTGTCAAGTTCTTCTCTTTCTGTCTGACTCTTTTTCTTCATTTTCATATATTGAATGTAACTAGCATTATCAGTATTAATAATAGCGTTGGTTTTGTTGTCTCTATAAAGGTTTTGTTCACCTTCAACACGAGTTAGATCTTCTTGTTCCATATTATGCAAGTGCGATAGCTCTAAAATCTTTCAATTTAACAGGAGTACATTCGTTCGTTGATGACATAACAACTTTAATTGCAAAAGCAGTAAACTGTTCCAAGTCATTAACGGAGAATTGATATTCAGAAAATCCGTTCTTATCATTTGCAGTAACAAAAGCATCTGCTCTCCCACTATTCTTATCTGGATCAATTACTCTATCACCAAACCCATCCCCATCATCATCAATTAAATTATCATATCCTGGGAATGGAGTAAATTCGGGATCAATACCACTAGAATCTGCTTTAAAAAGACTGTAGAAAACTCTAAAATCTGCAGATTCTTGTCTATGTGCGGCAATATAAACTTTTAAACTAGTTGCTGGATTTGCAAGTGAAATTGCTTTCGTTACAAATACTGCCCCATGTGGATCATTCTTCTTTTTATTAGATCTGGAGTCATTAACATAATCACTAACTGGGCTATTTATTTTGTTTCTACCAATAACAAATCCTGCGTTTTGTAAGTCCAATACTGGAGACATATTTTCATTACCCGACACCATATCAACCCTCAAAGATAAAGATCTATTACGAGGAATACCATCCAATTGTTCAAGTTCATTAACTCTAGATGCAAGCATTCTTGGTGTATCGAACTTAGTGTTCTTATTTAAAGTTACAGGTTCGTATCCTTGATCGAGGAATGGAACTTCATTTCCTCCAGCACTAGTTCCAGAAATTGTTCTAATATTACATTCTACTGAAGTACCTTTTCCTGGAGTAATAACATTAAATTTAGGTTTGATCGTACTATATTGATAGTTTTGAGAAACACCAACATCTTTTCCACCAAATCCCTTTCGAGATGCAAAATTTAACATTGCATCACCACTATCCCTAGCAGTTGGGAATTGTGTGGATCTATCAAATTCTAGATAGTAATAATCAAGATTTGAATTATCCATAGAATGATAAGTTGATGGAATACTATGAGTAGTATTAATTCTCATGAGAGAAATACCATTTACTTGATAAGATCTGATAGTAGAATTAATACTATGAATAGTTTTAGTAGTTCCGTTTAAACCTCTATCCGAAATTGTAAGAGTTCCTGCATTCCCAGAACCAGCAGTTACTGCGCTATATGCAACAACTTCCGTATTAATAAGAGCATATCCGGAATTAGAAGTAGAATTCTCATAAGTTGCAAATGCGCTTATATCTTCAACAGAAACTAAAGTATCGTTAATATCAAATTTTGCTGTAGTAACAGTTGTTTTAGTATCTGGTTCTATATCTTCAATTGTAACTCTACTATTTCCACCATGATTAGCATGATTTCTTTGTTTAATTCTGAAAACATTTCCAGTACAATTACTAACCCTTATAGAAGATGTTCCATTTACGGTTGCTCCAGAATTTGCAGTTGTATTTGGACTATTAATTGGATCAGTATAATAATAAATGTCTTCAGTATTGATAAAGTGTTCACCCTGGACATCAGTCAGATAGAGTGTATCAACAGTACCAACACGGTCTTTAACTGTGAGTTTTGCTCCAAAACCACCGGCACTACTACCACCCAGGTCTGAGGTTGTAATTCCAACATGTTCGCCAGAAATATATCCACTTCCTCCAGTAGTAACTGTAACTAAGGAAATATTACCAGCACTATTGACCTCGATAGTTGCCACAGCTCCCTCACCATTACAGGGAGCTCCCTCACCTCTACCACCTAGAGAAAATAAGTTAACTCCAGTGTAAGTTCCTGGTGTATAATCAGTTCCACTTTTTGCAATAGAAACTGCAGTAGAATCATTAGACTGAATTGCGGCACCTAATCTATCAACATAACCAGTAATTCCAGTAGTACCACTTCCCTGAATAATTTTAGTTCCAAGCTTCGCACCATTAGGACTGAAAGTTCCACTAATAGGTACTTTCAGTTTTCTTGGATACGCTTCGATTGGGTTGTTATCAGGTTTTTGTGCATTATCACCTTTTGGCGTAATATCACTGTTATAAAATATAACAGAACCAGTCTCCTTAAATTTTGCTTTATAAAGAGTGAATGTCAAATCTTGCATTTGACTTGGAGTCCAAATTGTACCATTTTGAGACTTAAAGAGAGAACCACCAATATACTGTTTAGTTACAACAACATCATTAACATCAACTTCACCTTGTCTAATTAACTTGGATGAATTTACAGTCTTTTGACCCATTTCTGCTGTCCACATCTCATATCGATCCGATGAAGGGGACAAAATAACGATTGCATATTCAGTATCTGGTTCCAAATAAACTGGTGAACTAAACCTAACATTTGTTGCTTTTGGTTTTAATGGATCATCTGAAACGTTTATATCTTCTGGTTTTAGATAAGTCTTAGTATAATCTTCAACCAATAGATTTGTTGGTGTTCCAAGCTCCATAGTTCTAAGTTCAATATAGACTTTCTTTTTAGGATCTACACTAGCAAAGTATAAATCAAAGGAAGTTAAGAATGCACCATTTTCATCAACAGTAAATGACTGTGCAAGAGGATCTCTATGTACTGCCTTGACTTTCTTCTCCGTATCATCTTCCCTTTCAAAGTCATCTATTACACGAATAGTAGTTTCTACAGGTGTTATTACTTTAATAGTGTCCAATGGTTGTGGCTTGACAGGATTTCTCACAGAAACTCTAGAAGTTTCTTGAGTTAAAATTGTTCCATCACCACTGTACGAACCAAGTGCAAATGACGTAGTAGAACCAGGCACTTCTACCTCACCTGGTTTCACTGAAGTAATCTTTACAGTTTTTGTACCAGACTTAACTCTAATTGATGGTAGCGGATCCCCATTGGGATCTCTAATATAGAAAGATCCAAGAATGTCTCCCCAATTATCAGATAGTAATTTAACATCCTTAACTGTTGCACAGGCACCAGATTTTTCTCCCTCAATATGAAATCCTTTTTTAACAAAACCAAAGAATTTTTGATTCTTGGCAAGTCTTTTAATGTTAACATTCAACAATGTTGAAGTTGGTGAGTATCCATCTCCTGGTGCAGGAGCATTTTTATCATAAGGATTAACAGTATATTTTTCAGCACCAAGAGATGGTTTCCCTAAACCTGCAGAAATTTCTGGACTTGCTTGATTACCAATTTTTCGATTTGGTTTTGCAAGTGGAAAATAACCGACTTTTTTGTTTCCACTTTTGTTATGTACAATAACATTTTCCTTGTGATCAAAAGTTCCAGAATTCATTTCGATTTCAAATATTCTTGGAACATAATTAACTTGTTGACTATCAAGATATAAGTAGTGCCTTTGATTTGGTCTCAGACCGTCTGCAAAGAATGAAACGTTTCTTGAACGCATCCAAGGATCTGCTTCACCTGATACTTTCACATCTTCGACATAATCAAATTCTCTAGAAGGTCCTGTAAGTTTTGGTTTAAACTTTGTTTTTGTTGTAATTTGTTGAGTAGTGAATACTCTCTTAACTTTTTCACCTCTACCACCACCTTTTTTATATATTTCATGGTCTTTTATAGGATCACTAATACTTGTTGTGGTTTTTGCCTGTTGCTTCCATTTAGCACCAGTAGATTCTGTTCTCTGATTATCGGGAAGATAAATTGTTCTAACCCAGTTATCAGAAGATGGATCAAGTATAACACCACCAGTAAAAGTTATGACATTGAATGGGTTTACGTTCTCAACTTTTGTTGCATGTGGTTGAGTAATCCACTCCTTTTCCTTATACTTAATTGTAATAAGATCACCAGTTTTTTGACATCCACTTGCGGGTGGAAGTTCCAAATCTTGACTTAAATCGGCAGTATCTACATCAATATTTGGATGATATCTTAATTCTGCATCAATAGTCCACATATCCACAGGTGCTACTAAAACCCCTTTTCCCGTATTTACATCTACAGTAGATAATTTTTTATTCATAATCGACTTATCTTTAAAGTCGCTGACAACAAATCCACTCTTAAATCTATTCAAACCATTTGCATCTGTAACTTTTGTTGTGTTAGCAGTCAATTCGAGCATAGTGAGACTTGTAACATCCTCAAGATTTTCAATTCTATTTTCAAGTGCGCCAATATCACGCATCGTGAATCTTCTATTATCACGAAGTACAACCCTAGGATCTTTTGTTGTGTTGTAAAGGTATGGTGGTAAGAATACCTGAGCCAATTCCATTGAATCGTCAGAAAGAGTTGGTGATTCTGGTTCATCTGCAGATACACCTTGAGTTACTTCAATCTGCCCTGATTTGTTAAGTGTAACTAGATCAACTCTTGGAAGATAATATGTATATCCAACAGAAGAAGATTCTCCTGGAGAAATTACATACTTATAGGTGTATTCAAATTCTCTACTTTCAAAAGCAAATGGTGATTTAGTTTCATAACCACTAATATCAGTCCAGGGTTTAACTCTTGGTCTAAAGTCAATCATATCGCTAGCACGGAGACCATTTGAAAGAAGTGGTATATCTCCAAATCTATCTGCTGTATACGAATTTACGGTGAAGATGTCTCCAGCATTTCCTGCACCAACTTTATAATAATCAAATATAATTTTTAATTTACGATCTGGAGTTGGGCTTCCTTCTCTTCTTTCAATTTTAGAATAATTGCAGAATTGATGTCCATGAGATTTATTGAGACTATAATTTGAAGTTACATCTAAGTAAGTACCGGGATTAACTTGTTGAACAACTGCTTCAACAGAAGAATCTTTAAAGATTACACTTTCACCAACAGTAAATGTGTCATCATTTAATGCAATATAATCGACTGTTGTTGATGTCCTTGAAACAACTTGTCCTACAGATCTACTCTCATTACCAAATATTTTTTCACCAACAATAACACTTTGATTAAGTGCTAATCCTGTTGAGAAAGTTAGTTTATCTAATACTGGTGCATCATTGGTTGATGATTCATAAACTGCACGTAAATTAACTACATCAGGAACATTTAATGAAATTTCTTCATCTTCAACTCTAGTTCCATAATATGGACTAGTGGAAAGTCCAGTTACTGTTGAAATACCAGTAGTTCTTACAATATCAAGTGTTGAAGATCTTACAAACTCTTTTGATTTATTAGTAACTCCCTCTTTCTTAAGAGTTACATTAAATGTGTAATTATTAGCATTAACTAAATTTGTAAATGTAATTGACTCTGCATTGGCACCTAAGGTAACCATACCAGAATCGATTGCAACAGGTGATCCACTTGCATCTGTAATGCCATATCTTTCTTGATCGAAAGACTCAAAAAATGCTGTTACAATACCAGCACTAGTATCTAATACTTCAGAAATACTAATAGTTTTTTGATTGCCACTAACATTTTGTCCTGAAATCTGCTTAGTAATAGTGAGATTTGCTGATGATAAGTCTACAGAAGCAATATTCTCAACAGGCATTGGAGCATAAAGACCATTATCACCATAAGCAAGAATTTTTGGAGCCATTAAGGAAAAGATATGCTGTCCAGTAACTATTGCTTTATCGCAAACATTAGATACTGTAAAAGGTGCATCAACTAGTTCAATCTTTTTTCCACCTGGTCTAACTCTGACAACTGTGTTATATGTTGGATCTGCATTACCTGTAGACTGATATTTTAAAATTGATCCTTTCTTGAGTCCACCATTAATACCAGCAAAATATCTACCAGAAACTTGCCCGTAATGCCCTGAACCATCTGCAACAATATCCAACAAATCCGTTGCACCAACGTTTGCTAATGGTTGCTCATAAAGAACAGTGTCGGCAACAAAGTCTGGAGCATTAGTATTTCCTGATAAGCTGCTGAAGTCTTGATAAACCGACTTAATATCGGATATATCATAAACCGTAACCTTAGTAATAGAAGTTATAGTTTCATCTACTTCATTAATAATTACATCTTCACCTTTCAGGAAATTTCCTGAAGTTTGTGCGAGAGATAAGTCTCTTCCACTTCTGGCGCTAACGTAACCTACAGCACCACTTGAAAGACCTCTAATTCTAGAACCATCAGGTGCTTTATCCGACGTTTCAAAGTTTGTAACTTTTACTTCTGTATATGTTTGAATATCATACAAATAAAGATCAAAACTAGTTTCTGCACCAGTATATTTGGCATCAGTAAGACCAAACCAATAAACTCTTGCCTTACCTATTTCATCACCTTGACCGGTTCCATCAAGAAGACCACCGTTATCCACACCATCTCTTCTTTTATTATAAAGTCCAATAACATTTGCAGTTGAACCACCAATATTGATAAATGGTGTTCCATGAACATTATTAACTCTGATAAGACTTCCCATATCAAATGGAATTCTTGCTTTAGTTGGAGGTTTTGTTTTTCTTGGTTTAGGTACATCAACGATAGTACTTCCAATATGATCAATATCAAATCCCCTCACGTATGCGGTGCCTGCAGACACCCTGATGCCCATATTTTCTTCTTTAGGTACATTACCATCATCAGTTAGTTCTTCTTCTGTGAAGAGACCTCCGTTGCCAGTCTCATCATTAAGAAGATCTACAACATCAACGATAAAATTATCTACAGCATAATTACCAGATTCCTCAAAAGTTCTCTTGGCAAAATATTTTTTAATTTCACTATATTGTGAAGTATTTTGAATTTTTTTAATAACACCTTCTTCAATTCGTACTAGCTCTACGAAACTAGTATCTTCGTTATCAGTAAGTTGTTTCTTTGTAAGTTTTAATTCAATTTTTAATCTATCTGCACCTGGTGCAGCATAGTTTGTAAATCCTTTTGCATTATCATTTAATTTTGGTTCTTGATCAGAATTTAAAATATTTTCAATAATATCAAATCCAACTCTATATGATGGAGTGTTATTATATGGATCGAGAACAATGCGTTGCTGTTTAACGTGTACAAAAGTTCCTCTGATATAATATATTCCATCTGTAATACCAAAAGCATATCCAGTATTAACTGCATTAATACTGCTCAGAGTAAATACACTATCGCCCGATAAAATCGATGTATTTCCATAAGCGATATTATCCTGAAGTAGTAATTCTTCTCCATCTTCAAAGGAAGTGCCCTCTTCACCGTCACCTGTAATAAATTTTACAAAAAGAGTGATTTCTTCAACACCCTCTTGAGGTGGAAGTAAGTACCCACTAATTCTTGCACTTATATTGGTATTTTTAGAAAGTAATTCCGAACCTTTACCACCATTTGCAGAAACAATAGCGTCAAGGTAAACTGATACATCAATGCCCAGATGATCTCTATTTACCTTAATAGTCGTAAAAGTATCATCACAAGTCTGCTCACCAGGAATTACCAAAGAACCTTCTTTGAACGTATGTTTTCCAAAAGATTCTATTTGATTTTGAAGAATCGATTGGAGATTAGTAAGTTCTCTCGCCTGAACAGGATACCCAGGCTTGAAAAGGACTTTGTAAAAATTATCATCCTTATCAAAATCGTCGAAATAAGGATTTACGTTTAAGTTAGTCTTTTGGGGCATTTTTTAGAATTCCAGTATAATTTTTAAGTCTTCTTTTTGTCTTGGGTTTCTAGCGATACTAGATCTATTGTCAAGATAAATTATTTCTCCTGACCCTTTATTTATTTCAGGTATCGCAATCCCGTTTGTAAAATCAACACCAAGATTAATTAGTTTGGTTCCTGATGGATTTGTTGTAATTCCAGAAAATCCAGAATCAATACTTCCAGTAAAGTTAGAAACTTGACCATTAATCGTTCCACTGTTAGAATCAAAATTATATAATCTTCCATTAGTGGAAATACCAGTGTAATCTTGATTATCTTGAGTAGTTTGATTTATGAATAAAGATCTATCAACAAAATATTTAAGAACCTTAGTTTCATCATCCCAAGAAGCAACATATCCTCGTGCTTTTCCAACACTTAAAGATTGTTCAATTTGTTCACCAACTTTTGGTTTACCAGATACTGAACTATCGAGTTTTAAAGAATACAATCCAGTAAAAGTGGTATCAGTGTAAATATCATTTGTTCCAACTTTAGTTGGATTTTTCACAATCGAAACTTGAGCAAAACTAGTATCTACAGGAAAATCTTTGGTGGAATCATCAAATCTTGCATAAACTAATATTTTATCAGTTCCAAGTTCTGTATATATGTCAAATCCATGACCTTTTGAAGGTGGAATGATGGGAACCAAGTTGGCACTTGTACTAGTTGTATTTGAATTAATTGCTCCAAGATCTACAAATGCATAACTATAATCTTTACCACCAGAAACTACAGTAGTATTTGTAATTTTTCCACCTTCAACATCAACTCTAACTTTACCTCCCGTTCCATCACCAATTAAATCAAATTCTTGTCCAAGACCGTTTGCATAATTTTCGCCTTCGGCACCAATATAAACAGTTCTAATTTGATTGCCATTTAGACTAGAATCTGCAGATTCTCTAATTGATCTAATTTGAGTATCTGTTGAAGTGGACCAATCATTTGGTACAGTAATATATTCTGTAGAATCAAATTTGATAATATCGCTAGGAGTGATTGTGTAAAGATATTTCCAAATGTAACCGTCACCACTATCACCTGCACGAGAAGGTTCTAAATCTGTGAAAGTTGGTTGGTCAAGAGAGACATTTCCTTTTAAATTATTCCCAGTAGATCCATTTTCAATACAAATATAGACTCTAAAGTCTTCATTAATTACATAATAATTTGCATCATATAATCTAGATGCGTTAGTTATTGGTGCGGGGGTGGATATTTCATAATCATGTCGATACATTTCGTATTTATTACCAGCAACCCAATTAATCTTTCTTACGATGCGTCTTATATTGGCTCCAGTAATTCTTTTACCATATAAAACAACATCTCCAGAATGAGCATTTGAAGAAATGCTGTCTGTAGGTGTCGGTGGGTTAGTATTCCAAGTAGTACTTCTTCCATATAAATTATTTGCTGGATTTGGAAGACCAACAGTAATATAATATGAGTTATTTGCAGAATCAACAGAATCTACAAAATTACTGGCATTCAGAATTCTAAATTGATCAGTAACAATTGCGGGCATCTTTATCTTTTTTATGTATTTATAGAGGAATGTAATATTTAATTATTGGGCGTAGAATGGTAGATAATTATCCAGTTCTAAAGAAACACCACTTTCGGGTGGTTTTTTAGATCTAACAGCACCACTCTTTTGCTCTCCAAAGTCACCTCTTCTTTGAATTGATGGGAAAGATGATAATCCAGCATCAACTGTAAGTCCAGTAACACCAATTGCAATTCCATTATTCCTAGTATCGAAGTTGTAAATTCTTCCAAAAGAAATTCTACCTAGATTTGTACAAATTCCGGATTGACTTGGATCCCAAGCACCAGTAATAGCAATTCCAGTTACAGGACTATCTGTATGAATATTGCAAATAATTTCACCATCTTCAAGAAGTCCAGTCTTAGAATGAACTTTATAGATGTTGTCTAAGAAAGTTGAACCAATACCAACAACTGAATTGTTGTTGTCATCTACTGAAGTAACTCCTTGTCCAACAACAGTGTCATAAATCATGACTGGATATCCAACCTGAAGATCATTTGTATCTGCGGCAACATTAAAATTGCCACCTAGAATTGCATAATCTTGCAGTGCAGTAAAATTAAACTTTAAAGCTAGTGGATGACCATTTATTCCTGGACATGTGCTAATTCCCGTAATAATGCCACTAAATCCTTGAACATTTAGTACAGTTGTAATTTCTTCAGTAAGTACTTTTGGAGACTCGATAATAGTAAAAGGTGGATTTGTAGTTGTATATCCAAATCCAGGATTGGTTATTGTAACTGCAGAAACTTGACCATTTGTAATTGTAGCAGTGGCAGTGGCAGTGGTGCCAACTCCAACTCCAATAGATTTAGGTGCAGAAAACTTAACATCTATAGTGGAACCTGTGTAACCAGCACCAACAGTTGTAATAGTAATTGAACTAACAGTTCCTGCAGCAGAAACAGTATTTGTAAATTCTGCAGATGTTAATTCCTTATTATCAGTAAAGAATGCATCAAAATCAAATGCTGATGTCTTATTAACATCTAAAATTCTATTATCATATGTAAAGAATTGTGCATTATCTACGAATATTTCAGTATCTGTTGGCAATACATCACCAATTATTTTTGCGGTTGGGAAAATTTTAGGTTCATAAACATCCCTTGCTTTAGTGACAATATTTCCTCTAACAAAAATATCACTCTTTTGTTTAATCCAATCAATAGGTCTGAAATTATTCTCATCAATGCCATTACCAGTGTAAATTTCAGTTTGCAGAATATCAGCACCAGGTATATCAGAAATTGTTCTACTAGTTTCTTGTGCAAGTGTAGAATAATTTGGATGTTTTCTTACGAATACATCGTCACCAACTTTAATAGTTGATGTAACTTCAATAGAAACGGAATCAACATTTTCTTCACCAATATAAAAGAAAATATCAATTTTATCTTTTGATTGTGGTGGTTCAGTAAATATAAATGAAGTCCCTCCAGTAAATTGATATGAATATCCTGGAGTTTGTAATACACCATTAACAAAGATAAGAAGTACGGAATCTAAATCAATATTTTGGGAAAGTGGAGCTGTAGGATCTAATTCAAAACTTAGAAGTTCTCCTTTATAAAATAATGGGAATCTCTTTCTGGTTCCATTTTGATATCCACCAATGTTATCGATGAAATCCATTTCACCAAATGACCAAGAAGAGAATGTGTCCGTAAATGTTTCACGAACCTCAAGTTGGAAATTTGAAATCGGTTGGGCAAGACCTTTTGCGGTTACAAGACCAACAACTTCCATAACATCGCCAGATTTAAATCCATAACCAGATCTAATAACTTTGAAAGATTCAATATCAAATAATGTAGATCCAATTCCAACTCCTCCTGCAGCACCAACAGTAAGATTTAATAGAAGATTTTTTCCAGTTTCAGTAGTTGAACCAACACCAAGTCTTGATACACCAATGACTTCCATATTTTCATAATTTGGTTCGGGAATATTAAGAACTGGTTCGATATATCCTGTACCAGGATCAGTAATATTAAATGCAAGTGTTCCACCAGCACCAACAATTGCTTCAACAGTTGCTCCACTTCCAGCACCACTGAGATCTGTTACAGCAATTGAAACGGGACTTCTATATCCAGAACCAATAGAAAGATCATAATATCTTGCAATTGTTCCACTATTTTCATATAAATGTGTGATTGTTGAAGGACCAACATTAACAGTCAATTCTGTATCAGAAATAATATTATAAACATCTAATGCATAATCATAATCTGGGAATATAGTTGTGGTAACCCCAGCGTGTGCTGAATCACAACTAAATTCAAGACCATCAAGTTTGACTCTGTGATCATAATTTAAATTGTGATCACTTGAAGTTTCAATCCTAAGAAGACCACTTATCTTGTCATAAGATGCTGTGGAGATTGAAACAGCATTTCTATGTGTATTGACACCAACAATATTTGTAATTTCACCACTTCCATTTTTATCTACTAATACAGAAGGACCATATAATGGCGCATATCCAAGACCAGGAGTAGAACCATATGATACTACCAAACCACCTCTAGGAATTTGATTTTGATTAATATCAAATTCTGATTGAATTTTAGTTCCATCAACTGAAGTGATACCAGTATAAACAACACTAGAAATACCTGCACTAATATCTCTAATAACATCATAATTATTACCAGTATTGTTTTCTGTTGATGGTGTTTGGAATACTCCATTGATAAACAGAATTCCATTTCCAGGAGAAATTCCTGTAGTATCTGCACCACCAACTTTTAAAGTATATGTTCTACCAATACCAGTAAATTCATTTGAATTGTCATCAAATATCATATTTTCGTCATAATTTTGTCTCAAGAATGTTCTACCAGAAAATTCTGCTTTTACATATGGAAGATTTTGCTCATCTCTTCTTGCACGAGTATTTCCTTTTGGAGGATCTGTAAAGAAAATATCATTTTTAACAATATTGAATGAACCTTTATAGAGTTGAACATTTGCCTGATTAAGATGACTTGTAGCAGCACTACCAACAAAACCTCTTACGACAGAAACTGTATTAAAAGTTGCACCGATACCAGATTGAATTACACCAGTAATGGGACCAACAATTTCCCCATTGATGTTACTTGAGAAACCAACAGTTTCAATCTTCATATATTCATCATCAATACGAAGAATATCTCTTGGTTGAAGTGATGAAATTCCACTTATATTGAATGTATTAATTCCTACAGGAATACCTCCAGAGAAATAATGATCATTATTTTCAAGAGTATAATTAATTGGTGAAAATGTGATAGGTTGTTGTACAATTCCATCAATACCAATAACTGTCTTGGAAAGTTTTTTAGTAAATTCTAGTTCATGTGCATTACCTGATCCCGCACTAGTAAAGGTTACAGCAATTCCCAAACTTGTATATTCTTTCTTAGATGAAAGTTGGAATGTATCTGGAGTAATTGCAATAGCATAAACTTTTTCTGGAAGCACTGTCGTAACAATACCTGCATAGTTTGCTGTTGCACCAATACCCATTCCAGTCTGTCCAATACCAGTAAAAGTTGATCTTGGAATATAATTAAGTTCTTCACCAGTATTAAAGAAGTGATTTGGGTATGTAAATATTCCAGTTACGTAATCAATTTTTGTAGTATCTGATGGATCAAATGACTTATTGTAAATTGGATTACCTTGATAAGTGAGTGGGAAATTGACCCTATTTGCTCTCAACCCATTGATACCATCAAAGGCACTGAGATAAAGTTCATGATTTGTTGGACCATACTCCAATGGTAATGCTTGGTTATCAAAGTCCATTTCTCGATAGAAGACTTCATTAAATGCCTGAGCGGTTAAATCTTGACCATCATAATACTGTATATCTGGATAGAAGTTTAAGAAGAAATCATTACCACTTATCTCTGAACCAAATGTGCCAAGACCAACAGTCTCATTTACTTGAGAGAATGGTCCAGGAATTACAGTAACTTCCTTATCTGAAAAGTTTGCTAAAGTATAAACTTGGTGTATTGCTGATGTTTCTCCTACAGAAACACGAACAACAGATGTTGCAGAAGAATTTAAATCAAAGTCAAAAGTTCCAACTCTGATAACATCTGTACCATAACCGACAGTACTTTCAAAAATACCACTTCTTTCAGTTCCTGCCGGTTGATTGTTGAGTAGAAATCTATACGTTCCAATACCTGCGGAAGTGGAACCAAATCCAATAATATTAGCACGAACAGTCAATGAATTTTCTGAATTTATTCCAGAATTGACTGCTCTAAAGGATACAATTCCAGTAGTAGAATCATATGTGGCAGTTATAATTCCAGTTTGAGATGCACTATATGAAATATCATTTGTGTCAAAATAATATTCACTGAGATGAGTATCAGTTCCATCAAAATCTAATATTGCTTCAACAACATTCGTATTACCAAATAAATCCGAAATTTCAATATTTGCAAAAGCACCATTGAAATCAGATGTATTAAATTCTTTAAAGGTCTTAATGCTTGAAGCAGTTCCTACACTAGTAATTCCTGCAATAAAAGATCCTGTAAGATTAATAGATCCAAAACTTTTGGTTTCAATATCAGACTTACCAAGTGCAAGACTTTGATATAAGTATGTCTTTTTAAGAATTTTAATATCATGATCCCTATCAAATGGATCTGTTGGTACAAATCTTAAAGATCTTCTTCCACTACCATCAGTATCTACTTCAAAGTTTCCTAGTTTAATATTACTAAAAGCAGTATGCTTTTCAAATAAGAATAAATCAAGAGGTGTAGATTGGTATAATAATTCACTGAGTTGAATATCACCAGTGTCTGGATCTTGAATTTGAACCAAATATCTTACATGATTATCAAGAAAATCTATTACATCTATTTCTACAAATCTATCTTTAAATCCTCTACTGGAGAATTTATTAGAAATATCATCATGAATTAAAACTTGATTTGTTCTACATTCAATATAATCATTGAGTTTTCTATTTTGAATTTTTAGAGTATTTGATTGTTGTAAATTTGAATTTATAGGATTAGATCTTGGATTATCATCAATTGCATTATCAAAGTTATTAATAATATCTACCCTTCTTTCACCAACAACATCCAAAATAACAACCGCAGATGTTGAACCAATCAAAGTTGCTGTACCAGAACCAGTTGATTGAATACCAACATCGGCAAAGTTCTTAAGACCTGCTGGATGAATGAGGCTATTTACAGGACTATTTTGTTGTTCCCAAGTAATTGGACTTTTAACAGAATAGGAAAGATTTTGGTAGTAGTCATTATCTGGAGTTGCTTGATAATCTTCACTAAGTTTTCCAATATCATCATTCCAACCAATATTCAATTTTGACGAATAATCAACTTTAAATCTTGCTCGCTTAGTATCAACAGATATAACTTTTGCAATTACACCACTAATAAAACCTTTAACAAGATCATTCTTTTTAAGTTTATATCTACCACCAACTTTTACATAATCATCTCTCACTAAAGCAATAGAAAGATCTCTTTTTTCCCATTTTGGAATTTTTCCAAATGCAGTTGGTTCACTTACATAAAGTCTTTCATTTTTTTCAAAAACTCCACGTTCTTGAATTGCATCAATTTGGGGATAATTGTTTGAATTAATAATAGTTGCATATCCATTTTGATATGTTTTGGCAATACCTGCATTAGTGGTTAAACCAACACCATTATCATCTAATATCTCAAATGTAAGTACTGCTGGACTTGTATTAGCATAATCAATAACTTCAAAAAATCTATAATCATAATCTGCCGAATTAAATCCAGTTCCAATTCCAGGTACTGCTTGTTCAATACCTTCAACGAAAACTTTATCTCCAATAGCAAATGGTGATATATTAAATCCAAGAGTTGGTGTTTCTAATATACAAGTTGCAATTCCACTTGGTCCGGATAGCATTGAGACAATACCAACACCATTAGAATTATCAACACAAATAATTTTATGTGGTTCTGATTCTAAACCAAATATTGGAGCAATTTGTTCAATTTCAGCAATTGCCCCAAAAGGTGCTTTTGCAATTAATGAGTTAGAATCAACAATTGCTTTTCTAGTTTCATTCCAAAGTAAAACATTTGGACTATTGAGATATTTTGATCCGGCAGTTTTAATATTTGCTTCCTTAAAAACATCCAAATTATCAATAGAAACAATTGGTGGAACACTAGCCTCTGGTCTAAGAGTTTTATCTGAAGGATAATCATATCCAACATCTCTTAATCTAAGAGTTCTTATTCTTCCAATAGAAGTTGATACACCTTGAATGTTTGCATTAGTACCATCATCAGAAGTTATACTTTCAAGTTTAGGTAGTGTATCAAAATTAAATCCTTCAGAAATAATTTTTATCTTTGCAATAGATCCATTCAATGCAGTTTTTGATTGAGTGTTATATGATAAAACATCACACTGTGATAAATCATAATTTAATACACTTGGATATCTGAAGGGAGAAATTTCAAAGGCAGTACTTGTTACACCTGCAATTCCATAAACTTTATGATTTCCATTATATTCACTAGCAATATAATTAATTTTGGAATAATTTACTATATCAGTATCAGAGGTACTAATATAACTACCCTTCTTAAAAGTATAAAAAAGTTCTGATGGTATATTTTCAGAATATTTAATAGTCAAAGATGCATTTCCAGTAGTTCCAAGACCAACCTCTCCACCAATATTAGAAACATTAAATTCTCTACTGTCACTAGAAGTTACATATTCATTAATAAATTCTCTATCTCTATAGATTTTTAATTCATATCCCCTAAGAGATTCATCATTCAGAATGAATTTGAGATCTCCATTTTTAATTACATTAATTTGTGGATTTATTAATCCAACAGTATGAGTACCAACACCAGTATCAATGATGTTAACTTCATTCCTAGTATTTGGATTTGTATCATATAAAGTTTCTGCTAACTTAAATTCATTATCAGAGACTTTAATAGTGTAATAAGAGCTTACTGCAAGACCTGGAGCAACATTATTTGCCTCAAGAAATACTTTATCTCCATTTTTAAATCCATGGTTGGCATATGATAATGTATTGGTAATTGTATTAATTCCTGCAGTAGCAATACCTAAAGGATTTACAATAATTTTATGATCATGATGATTAATTTTAATATTAAGTGCAGCAGTAGTTCCTAATCCAACTACAGTATTTGGATTAACTGTAAGTTTAATACTATCACCGTTTTGCAATCCATGCGTAGCAGAAGTGCCAACACGGGTTACAATTCTAGAAACATTTCCGATAACTTGCTTTTTCTGAGATTCAAGTAAAAATTCGTGATGATCACTACCAGCAAGTTTGAAAAATACTCCATCAGATGCTGTAATATCTGAAAGTTGAGTTGCAAGACCAATGTGATCTGGTCCTTTGTTAATAATATAAACTTCAGATTCTCCTGCTGTTGGATCTGGTAAAAAGAAGTTTGTAGATCCTGCTTCTGCCGATACAGTTATTGGAGTTGCAAAAGATGGAGCATGAAAACGAACTTTTTGCCCACCTTTAAATGGATGATTTGGAAGATAGATTGTACGAGTTGGAACATCTGCAGATATAAAAGTTCCGTCTGGACGTTCAATTGCATCAAGAGATATAGAAGCACCTTGAGCGGTTCCAATTGCAACTTGTTTTAATGCATTGAAATATACAATATCATTCCTTTCAGATTTAAACTTATCTGTAAATACAGGTAAAGTAATTCTATCACCAGGAAGATTTAAAGTACTACCCATAGAGTGTGCCGCTCCAGGACCTGTACTAAATCTCTTAATTTTTAAAATACCATTACCATAGTCATTAAGAACCCTTACAATTTCTTCACCATCCGAAGATACAATACTAATTGAGTTTCCTATAGATACATTTTTAAATTTTTTAGAAATGTAAATTGTTTCAGTTAATGGACCTTGACCTGCATTGTATGAGGTCATAGTAGATGCAAGAGATATAGATTCTGAATTAATTTTTACTTTCTTAGATCCCTCTAATCTTGCAATGGATGTTGAAAGTCCACTAACAAGAACAGTATTTTCATTAAGTATATCATATCCACCGTTACGATAGTATGCGGATACTTGTTCTTGATTATCCCAGACAAAAACTGAATTTGGATAATTTTCCAATGTAGTGTTCAAAGAAGTAATATCTACTCCTGTCAATTCTGATACTTCTCCTCTTACTTCAGAAACATCAAGTCCATCAGAATCAAAGTTTACACGATCGCCAATCTTATATCCGATTCCTCCAGAAATAACTTTAATATCAGAAACAGATCCACTAGTTACTGCCTCAACAACACCAGGTTGTTCGAGAGTTTCATAAGATTCATTAAAGAAATCATATTCTATTGATGGTTCATTTACATTATATGGGAAAGTATTTCTGACCAATCCACTTGAGTTAAAATCAAATGTCTGATCTAAAATTTTATTTTCATTAATAAAGTTTGATTTAAATGTATTTCCCACAAAATATGGATATTCTGGAATAAAATCATTAGTTGATTGAACATTTTTTACACTAGCAAAGTATGCATAAGTTCCATTTGGAAATTCTGGAGTTTTGCAAAATCTTCCATTATGTTCATCAAGATCCCCAGAACCATTATAAACATAATCTTCAATAAAGAAACCTGCTTCAAATTGTGGTCTATCTACAACACTATTAGTGTCAATCTCATAACCAGATTGAACCCTCTTAATGGCAGATCCTGCAGTGTCTCCATCAGTATATGCAAAAGGTCCGTAGATTGGATTTCCATCATATGCCCAACCAATAATTGGTGAGTGGCTGCCATTTAAAGATTCTAAACTATCTGCAAGATCTTCAGAATATCCATAAATTCCATAATTAAGATACTCATTTTCATTATTATTGCTCAAATTTGCAAAAATTTGATTGTTGGGATTGTCTAGTGAAATTTTGCCAAATCTAAATGCATCGTCAATTGTAAGACCTCTAACTCTAGTGTCAAATATTGCACCAAAACCTCTTGGATCTACAAAAATAGATGTTGAATTTGGAGTATATCCAATACCCGGATTGAGTATGACGATATCTTCAATTCTACCATTTTCCACTACAGGGCGTAATAATGCTCCAACTCCACCTGATGGATCATCAATACTGATATTTGGTACAGAAGTATATCCACTTCCTTTATTAAGTATTTGGATATCTTCAATTCTACCATTAACAATAATTGGATTTACCTGAGCATTTTTGCCCCTAGAGAGAGAAATAATAGGTTTTCTATGAACATTAAATATAGTTGATCCATACCCTGCACCACTTTCATACAAATAGGCATCATGTATTGGTCCAGTTACAATAGGAGTAAACGTAAAGGTGCCTGATCCAACATAAGATGCTTCAACTTTAATTTCTGGATCTTTGAATATTTGATATCCAGTTCCTTGGGAATTTAATTTTGTTATTTTAAATTTTGTCAGATCTGTTGTAATTGATCTGCCGATACCAACATTGATAAGACTAAAAGTATCATCAGATACTTTTACAATAGAATATTGATTTGCTGTAGATAAACCTGCAATTACTGTACCAGTAGTTTCATAGTTTACAATCTCACCCGTTTCAAATCCATGATTTTTAAAGCTAACTGTATCATAAGAAGTCGAGATACCAGATGCTTTTACCCTAAGTTTTCTGTTAGAGTATCCAGAACCAGGATCTAAAACTTTAACATATCTTAAATTGTTTCTAAATTGTGTTCTGAATTTATGAATACCGGAAGCAGTAGTTGCCTCTGTAAGACCAACAGTATTAATTCCCAGTCTAGTTACGTTAAAATTTTGATCTATTTCTGGAGCATCTGCTTTTGTTTTGTAAAGTTGAATTGTTGTTGTGTTAATAAATCCTACAACATACTCATCTCCACTTTGTAGTGTACCATTTTGAGTATTAGTCAAATCTCCAGCAACACCAATTCCAAGTTGATCATTTCCATTTTGATTGTAAATGATTACATCACCAGTGGTTAGGTTATGGTTTTGAGTAAATGTAATAGTTTCTGCATTAATATCAATTCCACCACCGAGATCAAGTCTTCTACTATCAAACTTTATTTCGCGGAATCTGGATCCAACAACTGGTTCTAATGTACATCCAGAACCATTACCACCAGTTAAACTAACAGAACTAACACTCTTAACATCAAAGTCTTGTGGATCTACGTAAACATCTTTAACAGAACCTTTAACATAAGGTTGTACTTTTGCATCAAATCCTCCTACCCCCGCACTAATTGAAATTTCGGGTAAACTAATTACATCATAATCTTTACCACCATTTAATACCTCAAAAGATGTTAGTGGACCATAGTAAACTTTATTTTGAGAATTTGGACTTACTATTTCAACACCATCAATTAAAATACCAATAGAACCATCAATTCTCTTATCTGAATTAATATCATTATCAGATGGTGCTAATGGAAATTTTCTTAAAATTTTATTATCGGCAATTTTTCTATTACTATGACGATCAAGAGTAAATGTATGTGTGCCAGCAACTGCATTTGGTCCAACTCTTACATGTTCTCCACTTGCAAGAACTTCTCTAGAAATATAAACTTTAATCTTTCTTTCAGATACTACCGTAATATAATATGTTTCTCCAGACTCTAATCCAGAATATGGATAATCTGATGTGTAGACTATCTTATCACCATCCTCAAAAAGAACTGGATTTGAAAATTCAATTAAATTATATGCCTTGTAGAATGAATCAAAATCTGAAAGTGAGCTACCAGGCGAAGTTTCTATATTAACTTCTTCAACAATATTTTCTACAATTTCATATCCAGGCAATGAGTTGGATGCAACATATCCATGTGTTCCATCATTATCAGTATATACGTTTAAAATATTTGAAACTTGAGTATTATTTCCATGCAAAAGATCTGCACCAGAACTAGACGCTTTTATTATCTTCCTTCTAATACTATATGATCTTGTTGGATCTGGTACAAATCCTGAAGTATTTGTTAAAGTAACAGTTTTGTTTGCAAAATCAATAGATGATACTGTTGCAAATGATCCACTAGATGTAGATGGATAGGCAACGGTCCCGATACCAATTGTACCGGCAACAATTTCTACAAAATCTCCAACTTTTAATGATGCCTCATTAACAACAGAATTAAATCCTAAAGAAAATGTAGATCCATTTACTGATTCTGCAATGTAACGAGTACTAGTATTGTAAATCCATGAATTTGCAAATACTTCCTTAAAAGTCTGATCACCTTCAGGATTTGGAATTATCTCTCCTAAATTTCTTACACCAATTTCCTCTTCATCTTCCATAAGAGGAATATCTTCAAGAGGTTCAAATTCGGAAAGTACACCAGTTACACGCAAATGCACTTCTTTAGTAATATCACCATCTTCATATCCCAAAACACTTTCATTAGATCTAATTAATTGTCCAAGTTTTATGGTAGAACCAATTCCAATATCGCCACCTTCACCAACACAACCATAAAATTGATTAATACTCTTAGAAGTATACGTGATAACAGTATTTGAATCTACTATTGTTACCGGATTAGATGTTGAAGTAATAAAATTAATAGACTCAGTATTTGTAATAAGGGTTCCAGTATGACCAAAACCAATTGTAGAATCTACTGTAATAATAGAATCATTTGGATTTACATCTTCAATAACTCTAGAAGCACCAGGAACAGAAAATAATCCCCGAATATGCTGTCTATCATTATTACCTACAAAGACACCTAGTTTATAAAATGTTTCAGAATTTCTTGTAAATATTTCAACTTCAGATATTGATGCACTTACATCTGTATCATCATTTTTAAAAATAGTCTGACCTTTTAGTTTAAAAGGATCTCCATATTCATAAAAACCAGTTTTTTCATTTAAAAAAGGTAAATTTTTAACAACAAAAATTTCTCTTCGAATATACTCTGCAGAAGAAGGTTTTATAAGTCTCTGTTCAAGATCTATAACCTCCGCATTGGCACCGTAGAGGATCTTGAAGAGTATTTTAACCGACTCTTCAATACCTTTTGCCTGATAGAAGTTTCTAGCGTTCTTAATGAAGTTTCCAACGTTTAGATCATCTACAAATTTAAGATCTTCGAATCCAGGAGTAAAAGTTGCTTTTAACTTTTTATAAAATTCTTGAAGGAATATAACACTTAAGTTTGTTACAGTATCATTAGTCTTATGTGCAGATGCTTCTGTCTCGGAAAATAAAAGAGTTTCTTTATTGCTGAAGTTAATATTATCGGAAATATTTTTATTATATCCAGTAACGCCACTAAAACCACGTATACACCCAGTAAAAGATGTATCGGTTTTTCCAGTATATGTAATAATTTCAGCATTGATCTTCAAAAGACCGTAATCATCCGGAAATCCCTTTGTTGATTCGACGGTAATTGTGGTTGCAGAAGTGTCAATATCTGAAGAAAGAATTGTAGATCCAACAACAACCTCTGGAACAAGATTATCAACCTTAATATAACGGTCAAGGTTGTCCACCAAGTCAATATTACCTCCCTGGTATTCTTGAGAGATATAATATTGCTTGAAAAAGTCTACCGCTTTTGGAAAATCGGCAACTAAAAATTCTGGAAGTTGGCTCTCAATAATTTTATTGAGTTGCACTCTCTTCTCAAAATTGGACATATTTTATTTCCTCTCTAATGATCCGTTTGAATAACTTGATGTATAAAAATCTCTTGTGAATGTGACGCCTGAAATGTCTTCACCAGATGCAATAACATCTTTAACCATATTTATCTGACTATTAGAAATGCCTAAACTGAGATAAAGATCTTTAAGTCCAATAACATCATTAGAGTCTGGATATGCTTGAATTTCAATTATATCGTTTGGTCTAGATGTTGAAGCAATATTTAAAGTATTCAAAATAATTTCTCCCTTCACATAATCAACCGTTCCTGCAACTTTAGCAACAACAACTATATTCCCTTCAGTATCAACTTTAACTACTGAAAGTGTACCTGTAGATAGATCACTATTTGGGGTATCAATGATTGATACATCTTCAGTTTCACCTGCTATTTTGAACTTAGTGGATTTAATATTAAATCCACCTGGTTTTACATTAAATTTATTACCAAAACATAGTTCATATTGAGCAAATTGACCTGTTAATGCTTGCAAATCTCTTCTAATGATAATCTTAGTTATGTTGGACGTAATTGCATTGTCAACTCTATCAATTAATTGAAGAACTTTACTATATTTGAAACGTCCACCAAAACGATTCATATCAATATTATTAGAATATGACGTTAATACATCTAAAATATTAGTTTTAAGATCATCAGCATTTGATGCTTTAGTTATGTCGTAGTAAATTGTCGAATCAAGTTCAACATAAAGAATTTTTAGATCAATAATTTTTTGATTAATACCGGCAATAGAATATTGCTTTAGTCTATTGAGAATATTTTGCTTATCAAAATCTGAAACAAATGTTCCATTTTTTGGTTTGATACTAATTTGAACACTACCGAACTTAGGTGGGGACAATTCTTCTCCACCAACAACTGCTACAGACTCTGTATTGGGATATATCTCCGAAATAATCGCTTCGTAGTCCCTTGCAGTGACTGCTCTATACTGTGCAGAGTACAAACGAGGTGCAAAGTACTTAATTGAAGAAACATCTTCAATTTCTCCACCATTTTGTGCCTTTTGAACTGTATTTACGGTAATAGACCCACTTGGAATGACTGAATTTGCCTTTTCATCAACAAAAGTACCTTGAAAATCAAATCTTGATGGTCCATTTCCATTTTCACCATCAGTTACAAGGTATCTTACGGTAATAAATTCGCCATTTTCCAACTTTTTACCAAAATATCCATCACCAAACAATAATTCATACTTTTCATCTTGAACTTCTTGGACTAAGAACACCTCAGAATTCTCGTTGAGATTCAAAATGTTATCAATTAACTTAAATTCGCGCCCTAAACCAGTACCACCATTAGGTTTTACATAACATCTAATGGTAGACGTATCAATACTTGGATTATCGAGTATAAATCTCTGATCTTGTGCAGTATTTACTAAAAATTGTCTTGATAGTAACGAACCTTGGAAGATTTCTCTTGGAAAATCTACAGTTCCAAATGATGCAATCCCATTTTGTACAATCGCAGTCACGTCTTCTGGAAGTGAGAAGCGATATGATGAGTTATTACTCACTCCAATACACGTCAGACCTGCCTGAAGAGTTAAAGTCCTAAGAGATGGATCAACTGGCACGTCAAAGTACACACTTGCCTTAGAAGCGGTCCTAGAGCGTGGTACATAACCAATGTTTCTTGCTAAAGAAACTACGTTTTCACGAACTGAAGCACCATCCAAGAAGGATTCATTGACTACAAGGTTCGCATTGAATGCATTAATGTAGGTATTGTATGCTAAGGTGTCAATTAGTACTGAAAAATTAGACCCTTCAAAGTCAAAATCCGTGAAATTTGAATTTGCACGGAGATAATCTTTGATTTGAGCCTTGATTTGATCAAAATCGAGATTTGTAAATTGAGTAAAAGGCATATTTTATCGGGTTGTCTCTAAAATGAAAGAGAACTCTTGAGGTGGTAAATCTAATCCAACAACATCAAAGTAGACATTTACATCAAAACTGTTATTATCGGGTCTAATGTCAACTTCTACGAAGGTATTTTCGACACGAGGTTCATAAAATCGAATTGTTTCGAGGATTTGGTCTTCAATAACTTTTGTTGTAGCAATATCAACAAGTTCAAACAGACTTGCTCTAACATCAGATCCCAAATCAGAGTTAAAAAATCTCTCTGTTGGGATTGTTTCTACCAAATTACGTACAGATCTGATGATTGCACGCTCATTAACGAGTATAGGGAGATCCTTCGTCACAGGATGTGGGTCAAATGAGAAACTTATATCTTTAAATCCTTTTGAAATCCTTAAAGAAGGCATTGATGTGATAGATTTTCCTGAATTTATTTATATCCCTTACTCAGGATTTTGCTCATTCTCATCCAGTTTTTCTACGTCATCATCGATTTCAGGTGGTTTGGTCCAATAGTCGGTAATTAATCTTTTAGTTCCGTATGTCTGGTACATATAATCTATGTCTCTATCTACAGGTGAATTTCCCATATTAATATTACTCCCGATAGTATTAATTAAAACTTTTTATAGGGTTTTATCCCTCATCAGTATTTATTTTGTCCTCTTCTGCTCGTTCTTTAGCAGTTTTCCAATGATATTCATCTTCACGACCCATTCCAAGGCGATCATAACCATTTTCTACTGAATAATACTGTGTTGATACCTTAAAGTCGGGCATTTTTGGATCAATAGGTGTCAAACTATTATCAAAAATACGCATTCTATTATTAGGATACAGAGCAAACTGTCCATTTTCTAGTTCGATTAGATTATGAGACTTATGTTCAGCAGGATTTTCACTTGTAGCCCAATCAACATAGTCTGGATCATGGTGATAGTTATCAATCGTACAGACATAAGTACCCTTCACGATACCATGATCTCTTGTATAACATTCAAAGTCCATTGAACCAATAAACTTCTTATCAACAGATACGACACCATAGTCCATACAATTCCAGAACTGTAGGTTAGGTAAACTCATATCAGGTGTTGGTGTCTCAGGATCTGTTACAAATGCACTGATAGGAAGTTTATCGTACATGGCAGCATACTCTGGTAAGTATGTCTCAAAATAAAAAGCACGTCCAGGTATCGACTTAACCGATACCCAAACGCCTTTAACAAATTCTCCATGACCGAACTGATGATCTGTAAGATATTCCTTACGAACCCATACTTCCACTGAAGGAAGATTAGCAATCAAGCACGCCATACATTACGTAACACAACTATTATATCTATCGACCTTGCCCTTTATAGCATTTTTTAGCATTATTGCGAGAAGTCGCGGCGTATTTTGTATTCTTTCCTTGTCCTTGACGAGTTTTTTTCGGTTGGGATTCTACGAATGTTTGCCCATTAAGACCAGTTCTAGAGCGTGCCATAATTAACCTGTAGTAATTTTAGTATCAATCTCCGAAGGATTCGGAGTACCTGACGTATAGAAGTCTTCTGCCAGGTCCATCATTTTATCAAGATATTCCTCTTGGGTCAAGCCCTTAGCAAGCACTTGACCGTTATGGAGAATTGTATAAATCTCCTGAGACATATCAGATAACGCGAGTTTTTTCGTGACCAACGCGAATGCGAGGATCACACCAAATCTCAAATCCTGCTGCAATTGCATCCAGACAGAAACTTACATCCTCTCCACACATGTCCTGTACTTCTCCAGATTCAAAGACTTGCATCTTCGGTGCAAACCAAGGATACTTAATCTCTTCGTGCTCAAAGACTCCATTCTTGATCAGCAACCATCCAAATCCTGCATAGTCTACAGTGAATGGTTTCTTACGCTTAGCAATACTCTCAAGTGTTTCATGGTTCATGACACCACCATTATTACGGAAGTCATCTTCTTCCATCCAATGTGCAACTGAGGTGGTTTGACCGTCTTCGGTACAATACCAACCACTTGCAATGTTCTGGTCCATCAATACTAACTGATAGAACTTCTCAGTGTTAAACACAATATCACTATCAATCCATAACTGATAATCATAATTCAACTTACCATCCCATGGTTTCTGATCAGGACCACGAAGAACATTTGCTCCAAGACACTTACAACGAGCAAAGTTCACCATGGAACTATAGTCTTGTGAAATCTGAATACTTGCTCCAGACTGTACAAGATCAAAACACAATTGTACAAAGTTCTTCAGATACGTATATGATACACCGCGACCTGGTAAACAGAATACAATGGTTTTTCCTTTAACCATCTCTCTTGCTTTAACGTAATCCCATTCAGGTTCTTTCTTTGCCGCAACGGGCGTTTTTGCTTTTACCGTAAATCCTTTTGCCATAATTAGGTCAAATTAAAATGTGAATGCATTCAAATGTAATTATACTCCATTATAAAGAGCACGTCAATCTTTGAGTTCGGTAATCACGATAGCATCTTTATCAACCTCCATATTTAACTGTGTACCTTCATACCATCCAAATTCAGAGATAATCCACTCTGGTACTTGAATGACATATTCACCTGTTACAGGATCGACCCCTACGGTCGAAAAATTTTCACCCGGATTTTTTTGCATAAGAGGTATTTCTGTTTCCATTTTTGTTTTATATAGAAAAGTGTAGAGTTCTATAAAGAGCTCGCGAAAGCAAGACTTTATAGCTTAATGGTACCTTAGCGTTTTAGAAACGGGGGGCATACGCGGCGGCGGGCGGCAACGCCCCGCAACGGGGCACTGCGAATCCCGAACTAATAGGACTGTCAACCAGCCCTGTGCCACTTAACTCACTGCCACAACCAACGGGCGATGCGCTCTCTGTTGCGTAGGGGCATCAGGCGGGTGTATTCTACCCACCGTGCTCCTAGTTCATGACGCTTAATCAGACCCTGCTCTGCCATCACCTTAAGCAGCATTGATAGACCCGTGCGTGCTTCATTAGGAAGACCCAGAGCAGCGTTGATGTCCGTGGGACGCATTCCGTCCTGTGCCATACCATCGTCGCCGTCATCCATAGGAAGAACTGACAGGATCGCCCACTGATACGTAGCACCGAAGGACTGACGACTTGTGATTGAGGTGAACATCGTTGGTTTGTTTGCTTGTGTTTATTGTAAGGGGTAAAGGGACCAAATCGCGGTCCCTTCAGAATATCTTCACAATCCGTCGTGCCACTTAGTCCCGAACGATGCCATGACATCATCGTCTGATGGTTCCCAATCTGCTGACTCTTCCTCCCATACTTCCTCAAATTCTTTCCACTGCTCTTCCGGTACGCTACGCCCTGTGATCTCCTCATACCAGTCTATAGCATCATCCCAAGAGCATCCAGCGTGTTCCTGGATATATTCGCGGATAGCGGGAAGGTCCAGATCTTCGATCCGATTCACCCGTGCTTCGTAGGCATCGAGTGAAGTGTTGTGGAAGTCGGTCATGGCGTTGGTTGGTTTCAACTGAGTTAATCCTACAGCATCCAACGCCAAAATAGGGGTGGACAGTTTCTAAAGTGTCCACTGTTAAAATCTACCGACCCCGTGATAGGATGGAGGTAGACCCTATTTTTGAAAAGGGGTCAGAAGGGAGAACTGCTGCCTCCCTTGTGCCAGCTCATGAACCGAACATCGCTTCCGCTAGTTCTTCCCATGTATGGTACTTGGTAGCATTACCTGGATCAGGGTTTGCTTTTGGAGCATCTGACAACATGCACGCCCAAGCATTGACGTGGTAGGTGTAAGGTTGAAACGTGTTGTCATCCTCGCAGTATGCAAGACCCTGACGGGGGATAAGATCGCCGTGGTGTGAAGCGTAGTTTAGGTGATCCATGGTTGGTTGGTTTCAACTGAGTTAATTGTACAGGATGAAGGGACCGAATGGCGATCCCTTTACAATTGTTTTAGAATGCGACTAATTGATCGATCTCCCACTGATCAACCTCTTCGGCAGGCATTGAACACCACTGGTTAACGTGCTTCGTTGTGGTGACACTGTAGCGGGTGCTGCTGCGTATCCATCCCTTACCAGGCACCAGAGCAGCGACAGGGGTCTTGTATGAGAAGAACACCGACGTACCGTCTGCCAGGTCAACTTGAGTTTTGTTTGCGCCGAGTGATTGAACTTGCATGGTTGGTTGTTTCAACTGAGATAAGAATAGGGCATCCGGTGCGTTGTGCCTATTTCATGTGCCACCTGTCAAACTGGCACACAATCCAAATTCAACCCCCATGGCGTGCTAGGATGAAGGTAGACCCTCCGGTTGAGAGGGTAAGTATTAATTAAAGGGGATGATTAGTCCCCTTAAGTGTTATCAGAAGTTGGTGCAGAAAATATATCCGTCCTGCTCAATGTAGTCGTGGCGTAGATTATCCCATGTATCTTCCCAATCAACAGAAACAAAGGAAGGAATGTCGAGTGAGTAACAATCAGAAACCAATTGTTCTGCAAACTCAGCGCCTGACATTTCGCCCTGATAAGAGTCACAAATGTCAGAGATACAATCCTCTCCAAAGTATTCAATAAAGGCACGGATTCCATCAGCAGGATAATCCTCTAATGCCTCATTGATTGCTTCTTGATTATCACTATTCTCTGCCTCAATCGTTTCTTCTTCGATGTCATCAACTAATTCACCCTTTACCTCCAACAATGCCATGTAAAAATCGGTAAAGTGAACTTTAGTGTTCGAACCTTCGACGGTACAATAACCACAAGCGATGGCGATCTCTGTAGGTTTCTTGCCTTCCGCTTGCATTGCGGCGACAGTGTTCTTGAGAGCGATTCCAGTGAGCATGATTCTGTGTGAGAGTGCGGGTTGGTCCCGCTTGTGTTTATTGTAGACCCTAGGGGGGAGTTTGTGAACCCCCCTAGTGGACGCTTATCAGACCGTCACAGTTTGAAGAGTTTCGTTGCGGATCTGCTGATTCATAAACTTACCTTTGGATTCGGCAGTATTGAACCCCAGAGCGAAACGCTGAACGTCTGCCACTGTGTAAGTGTAAGCACGCCCGCCGTTGAAAGTAACGGTCACGCGGTCGCCGTCAAGAGCGACTGATTCAAGAGCGGATGAGTTGAAAGCGTTGATCATGATTTTGTAGAGTTTGTTTTGTGGAGTCTTTAGGGCGCTGCCGTTCCCGTGTTTCAATTATAAGGGATGAGCGGATCAGTGTCGATCGCTGATGTTCCAGGTTCCGAACTGTCCACTAGGGCGGGTGTCGTTCCACTTGCTGAACCATTCCTGGCGTGATGCTGCCCGTGCTTGTGCCTGTTGGCGTTCTTGCTCCAGACACTTCAGACCAATCGCTGCGAGGCGGTCATCTGATGCGAAGATCCCGTTTCCGTAGTTTTTCATGGCGTTGGTTTGTTTGCTGATGAGTTAATTATGACACACCCAGACGCCGAAGCAACCAGGTGTAGACCAGTTCGGCAAGTGTCACAGGGTGTCTTCCCCGTACTCCATGTATGTCCAACCTAACCAATCCTCAACGAAAGCATAGGATCCTGACTCGCTGTGCATACTGTAGCATAAATCCGCCGCTGTGTAGGGATCGCTCACGATTTCCCGCTCACCGAGAGCAGGGCAGGCAACGAGGTAAGATCCAGTAGTCATCGGTCCGTTGGTTTGACTTGTGCCAATCATGCCCCAGATTTCGACCCAGCGCAAGGGGTAAGGGACAGTTCAGAAAGTGGCACAAGGTAGCCCCATAACCCTCCAATCCCTGTTATCTTATAAGAAATCAGACGAGGCGGGGGGTACCGCTGTTGACGACAATACATCGCCACCGATCCTGCCATAAAATAATCATAAAAAAACCGCCCCATAAGAGCGGTGGACGGTTTTCAAACTGGCACACTACCAGCAGTCAAGGCATTCTTCTGTGCTAACTTGTACTCGTTCATCACCTTCCAGACCTAAGACTTCATTCCAATCATAGGATTGTAAGTCTAAGTCATCATAACACTCTATGTCAAGTGTCACGCGGACAGTTCGCTTAGTGGCATACATGGCGTGTGTGGTGTGAGTGTGTACGTATTATATCATGCGTAATGCTTATACGCAAGCGCATCATAATCCTGCGTATCGCGTGTGTACTCTTCATCTAGGTCTAGGTTATCATCTAGATGTGATGTATAAGATTGTACTAACATCTCATAACTCTCGTCGAGATCATATTCATATGCGGGTGCATGGGTATAGTCGAGATCGTAGTCGTCGTACATAATTCTCGTCGAGATCTTTGTGTATTATACTGATATATCGACGAGATGTCAACTATATGTTGTGTCTAGTCGAGATTCATGTATCTATGTATAAGATCTAGTCGAGATTGTGTCATTATCATAACATAACTCGTCGAGATTATTGTGTCCTTCTGTGAATTTTTTCCGCCCGGTGGGTTGACAAGTCGCCCGTCTTATGATACGCTCGCTAAACCCACAAGACCCTGAGACCTTTATAAGACATTATAACACATAAAAGACCATAAAACTACTACAGAGACACTCCCAAGACACTCCACAGCAACCACAGAGTATCTCAGAAGATAAAAAACAGTTTTATATTTATAATCATATTAAAAACCTTATTTTAATCTATTTTACCACACATTTGGTATCAACCGATACATTCGGTATTCTATCTCGGTACTCTGGTACCTCAGGACGCGAAGCGTTCCAGTGTCTTATAACCCCTGCAACAATGACAGAGTTAGTGACTAATACACTGACGAATATGATAGTTCTGATTGTTGCTATCCAGTTATCATATCTCTCAGTTTTGGTGTCAGAAAACGATCCCAAACTATACTTCCATACACGAAGAAACTCTTTCATTTATGGAGCACTAAAAGGATAAACCATCCTACCTGTCTGAGTTGCATTATTAACTGATGGACGATTGACAAGTCTTCTTATATCATTCATCTTCTCCTTACCAGTCTTTAAGTTCAAACCACTGGGATTTGAATAGATTTTAAGTGGTGCAATCTGTTCTACAAAGGTCTTATAAGTCTTCATTTTTTAGGGCGCGATCCGTCTCGTAAATGATATTTATGAATCACTGAAACGATTGTAAGTCTCCATATCTTCTAAAGTCTTACCATACCTATTCTTTCTTGTATGAATATACTCTAAGTCTTTCCATTGGTTTGGGAAACATAATAAGAGTGTGTGAATATATTTGTGTCTTTCATTCTTTGTGTACTCACAATTAGGTTTAGGTTTAATACCTGTCTCTATCGTAATATACAGGTCATCAATAAAATAGACCCATCCCTGATGAACTAATCCATTATGTTTCCAAATAACATAATCATCTACTTTAGGCAAATAAGAGTTGTTCAAGGGAATTACTGAAATTAAGTTGCATTGCAGAGTAGGGAGTAGTATCGTTAATTGATACTTCCTTTCCTATTTTATTTGAGTTGATGGGGGCATAGTAAGTGTACGAACTGCCTCTCTTTGCTGTTGTCTTTGTTTTACAGAATCCCCAGATGCAATAACACTCATGATGATCATTGTAATTAAACCCAGACTCACATACAGTCCAAATTGAAAGTACATGAGACGTTTTACGAATGACTTCGTATCTGTATCCTTTTGGTGGTTCATGAATAAAATCAGGTGGTAGATTACACTCCAGTGGTTCCATCTGGGATTGCACGTAATGAGTTAGGATTATACTCTTCATGTTGAATTAACATGTCAAGTGATTCTTTTGCTTGTTCTCTTGTTAAATTCTCATACTTACCTAATGGTTCAACAATCTCCCATCCAGTTGTTTGTAGTGATTCAATTCGATACGTTTTTTCAGACATTTTTGTTTAGGTGGTAAAGGCGTCAATAATGGAAGACTCATATTCATCAACCAAAGCAAACTTTTGTGCTCTCATAATATTCGGCATGATACGATCTTCATACCCTGGATGATTTAACCCATCTTCATCAGCACATAATTCAAATGCTTCAGTATCAGATTCTGCAATTAAGTTTACCACTCCACCATATTCAGATTGTGGAAACGGTACCCAGTAATCAACAATGTAAAGTGACTTCATTTGTGCTTTGTGGATTTAACCATTTTATCTGATTGATAGAACTTTGTCAACTACAGAAACTCCTGCATATAATAATCAACCGTCACCTCTAGCTCTGCTGCTTTACGTTCAAAGAACTTATCTGTATAATCTTTTGCTTCTTTTCGTTTCTCATATGAATCAATCTCAGTTTCAGCATGTTGCATGAAATCGTCAAATGCTTTGATAAACATTTCAATGTCGTCAGTGTTCATTTCAGAAGGAAGGTTCACAGTCATAATTTAAACAAAGGGTTGATTGATCCATTACATCATACACTTCTTTTAAACGATTATGAAGTGTTGATGCACTACCGTATTCTTTAGCAATTTGATTTTCATCTTGGCGTGATAGTAGTTGTAATGCAGATAGAATAACACCCATTTCATGAACATTGAGTGGGACTTGTTTTTCATACATCATCTTATCCACCAAAGACTACAACTATAATTATATCACATCAATCGCTGTAAGTCTTGTACTGCTCCTTGCATCGCTGACCGTGCAAATCCTGTCGCATAAGGATAACCTTCATCCTTTGGATTTTCTGGTGCAGTATAACAAACATGAATGGCATCTTCCAGATGTTGGATGATAGCATTTACTTGTTCTTTGGTTGCGTTGAATTCACACATCAGTTAAATCCTCTTGTTGTTTGCGAAGAAAAGCAATATCTAAGTTGATCTGCTCAACCTCTTGTAATAGTTTTAATTTACGCTTTGATAAAGCAACAATACTCTTGTCAAGTTCACCAATGTGCATCTCACGTTGTGGTGTCATCATACTAACTCCTGCTGATATGACATGAATTGCTCCTCTGTAACCTCATCCACACTCTCTTGAATGACCTGATAGATGTAATCATTGTTGCCTACATCATCAAAGATACGTCTAATCAATGCAGGATTTTCTACCTGAGCATCATAATCGAACTCACCATTTTCATCCTTCAAATGAATATCTTCCTTGGTATAAATCCATGCGGCACATTCTGCATCTTCTCCTTGTTCTTTGATCATGCTATTCACACGGTCTTGAAGTTGCTTGAGAGTGTAGTTCATGATTTAGTTAATGGAGTAGGTTTGAGCAATTGCATCAGACTTAAATCTTCTGCATAACTTAAACAACAGTTTCAAGTCATCTTCAATCACATATCGGAACGAGTCTGATTCGATGATAAACTTACCATCCTCCATCCAGACTTGTGGGAGTTGTTTCTTGTAGATTGGGAAATCAGTTGGCATGATGAGAAGTTGATTGCTGTTGAATTAAGTATAGGGCATTGAGTGCCCTATAGATCAGTTATGTGGCACTTCCTCTGCTGGCACACGGGAGACTACGAAACTCTTGATCTCATAGTTTCTCCAAGCATCACATGCCTCTTGCACCATACGCTCAAACTGCCTCTCCATGCCCTTGTGAGTCGTACACTTGCCACACTTGCGGAAGTATGTGATAGGGTC